ACGCAAGATATTTTCTCCCAGTAAAATGCTGGGTGACAAAATGTCAGGTTGCATGCGTAGCCGGCTACGGGGGGCTACGCATCGAAACGGTCAGAGTATTCAACCGCAAGGCCTTGATAACCAAGAGGAGTTTTGAGGTGGCTACCCTGACTACGCATACTTTATAACAAAGAGTAAAATGAATAGTATATAAGGGAGTAGGGGTAATAAAAGGAAAGAATATAAAGGGCCTTTTTTGCATAGTCAGGAGAGCCAAGCCCCTGGCGGTGACGGTGGGCGCCCCCTGGTTCGGACCCCCGTAAGGGGGTCAGATCCGCTCTTTTGGTGTAGGCCCCAACGGCGAGGAGCCCCGAAGGGCTCCATCTGGTTTAGTCCTGCCGGCCCCACCCGGCGCTGTTGAGGAGCTTCTTGGCCCGGCGGGCCGCGAGCCGGTTTTCTAGCTCCACCTCGGCGGCGTCCAGTTCGCCGATGGCTTGCACCAGGAGGTCGATGTGATCCCGGATGGCTTCGTCCGTTGCGTCGTCCGAGGGGAGATTGAGCAGTGAGCTAAGCGATCTCATTGATCCTCCTGACCAGTTCGGAGCGGGCTTCTACGAGCTTCCAGAACCCCTCCATGACCCGTGCAAGATGGGCGTCCAGATCTTCTTTGCTGGCATCATCCCCTGGTAGAACGAGCAATCCAGTCATGGCCTGTTCGTCTTCCACGATTTCCGCGTCTACCGCCTTGATACGGTAGTCAAGGGCGGCGCGCTTGTTCGATGCTCTTACCCAGTCTGGTTGGGACGCATCCTCGGCCAGTTGCTGGTGCATGTTGGCCCGTAGCCGGTAGTACTTGCTGTCTTTCATGCCTTTGTCTCCTGTTTTTTGCCGTGCAGATATATAGTAGGGGTTAAATGTCGTTGCGGCGAATCGATTTTGTGCTAGACTTTGAGTCCCTAACATAGACGGAGACGATGATGGCTAAGATACCTCGCAAGTTTATCGCCGATGACGGCACCGAGTTCGACACCGCCGCGGAAGCTCGCGCGCACAACGAGATGCCTTCCGAGTCTGTTGCGGCGTTTTTGGACACTTACCCGACGCCTCCCCGCCGGCGGCCCGAGTATGCCCGGGTCCTCATGGCTTACGATGCCTGGGCTTCCGACGACGGCAAGTAGCTACTCTTCGGCTAACATCCAGGTCTTGTCCGAGGCCGAGGCGCAGGAGCGCTTCGGCTTCTGGCGGCATGCCAGCTTTCTGGCTTTGATCCCGATTTAGCCGCGGGACGGTATTGCGAGGGAGACAAGTCGGTGGTATGTTCATCAGAGTTGGCGGCCTGTTACGCGGAAATGCTCGCGGATAGTCGCCGTTAAACCTGTCAAACAGTTAGGAACAAAGTGTGCCAAGCCGTGCCGGTTCGCCCAACAAACGTTCGTACCTAGCCAATGCGGCTATTCGGGAAGCTTTCCCAGACTATGATCCTTTGGTTGCCATGGTGCGCCTTGCTAATGATCCGACCAAAGACGATCAGCTTCGCTTTAACGCGCATAAGGAGATTGCGCAGTACATGTATCCCAAGCGTAAAGCGGTGGAGTTGTCCGGTGTCGAAGGTGCGCCGCTTGACCTTGAGATCGTGATAGCCCCGCATGCCGCGCCTGACCGCCAGGTTTGAGATCCGCGATGTATTCCGGCCGCTGTTCGAGCCCGATGCGCCCCGGTTTTGGGTTGTGGTCGGGCATCGGCGCATCGGCAAAACTACCTGCGCGTTGCAGCTCCTGGTCCATGCGGCCCTGTCTTGCACGCAACCAAACCCGAGGTTTGGCTTCGTAGCGCCTTTCAGACATCAGGCCAAATCCGCGGCTTGGGACTACGCCAAGCGCATGACCATTGGCTTTCCAGGCACCCAGATCAACGAGGCGGAATTGCGCATCGATTTGTGGAATGGGGCGCGCATCCAACTCTACGGGGCCGATAACCCCGATTCTTTGCGCGGGGCCTACTTCGATGGGGTGGCCTTGGATGAGTTCGGGATGATGGACCCGACGACGTGGTACCAAGTGTTGCGGCCGATGCTGTCCGACCGCAAAGGGTGGGCCGTGTTCATCGGCACTCCGGCGGGGCGCAACACGTTCGCCACGCTCTACGATCAAGCCGGGTCTGAGCCAGGTTGGGGGCGGATGTATCTCCCGGCCTCGGCCACTGGGTTGGTGGATGCTGACGAGCTGGCGGCAGCGCGCCGGGACATGTCTGAGGAAGCCTATGCGCAGGAGTTCGAGCTGTCCTGGTCCGCGGCTATCCGTGGGGCTTTTTATGGCCGGCTGATCGAGCAGGCGGAAAGCGAGGGGCGGATCACTGAGCTACCTACCTTGTCCGGGGCCTGGACCATGACCGGGTGGGACCTCGGCGTGCGAGACGCTACCGCTATCTGGGTTATCCAGCAAAGCGGTCCTTGGTACCACGCCATTGACTACATTGAGTCTCACGGTGTCGGGCTTGACTGGTATGCCAACGAGCTAAAAGCTCGCGGCTACCATTACAACCAACACATCGGCCCGCACGACATCATGGTTACTGAGTTGGGCACCGGGCGGAGCCGTCGGGATGTAGCCGCGGACCTCGGCATTGCTTTTGATGTGGCCGGGCAGCATGCTATCGCGGACGGTATATCCGCTGTGCGCGACATGATCCCGCGGATGCGGTTCGACGCCAAGCGCTGCGCCCGCGGTATCGAGTGTTTACGGCAGTACCGCCAAAAGTGGGATGAGAAACTGTCGGCCCTGTCGGCAGCGCCGCTCCACGACTGGTCTTCGCACGGGGCCGATGCCCTGCGGACCTGGGCTATGGGGCGGCATGGTGCCGTTGAAGACCCCTACCGCCACCGCTCGCCCAACGTACCTCAGAGACTCAATCATGCCGACGGCCGTTACCGTAGACGATCTGCTCAGGGTTATCCGCGAGGAGGTTGATGCCGCGCGCAAAGATGCCTCGCGCGAGGCGATGCGCGAGCGCGCGACTGACCTGTTCTTCGGCGAGCTACCCCCGGCGCCCGACGATCCCGCGTCTGTCGGCTACGCCGACCTGGTGTCTACCGATGTGGCCGATGCGGTCGAAGCGGTTATGGCGGAGATCCTGCCCACCTTGACCAGCGGCCCGTGCACCTTTAGCCCCCTTGGCCCGCAAGATGATCAAGCGGCCGACTTGGAGTCCCGGGCGGTGCACCATTACGTCACCTTGGCCGGCGGTTACCTGGCCTTTGCGCAGGCGATCAAATCGGCCCTGTTGCACCGTGCTGGTGTGGTCAAGGTGTACTGGGATGTACGCAAGGTCCCGCGCTACGAGCTGTTTGATCGCGCGCCGCTTGAGGCTTTGTTGCCGTCTTTGGACGCCGGGGCTGAGTTGGTGGCGGCCGAAGCCGACGACGAAGATGCGGTGTCGGGCATGACTCGGGCCTATGAGGTTGTCCGGCGCCCCCGGGTGGACGCGGTGCCGCTGGATGAGTTCCTGATTTCGCCGGACGCTATGCCCGGGCGGATGGACGAGGCCCGGCTTGTGGCCCAGCAGCGGGTGCTACTGCGGGCGGACCTTGTGGCCCTTGGCTTCGACCCCGAGGTTGTAGACAACCTTGATGAGTACGAATTGATGCCGCGAATAGAGCGGACGCGCCGGGGTGACCGGCACGTCACGGATCCGGCAGCGCACAAGTCGGCGGACAAGATCATGTGCGTTGACGCTTATTTGCGCGTTGACGCCGATGGCGACGGCATTGCGGAGCTGCGCCGGTGCATTACAGCAGGCGGCCCTGATGGGTACGACGTTTTGCTCTTCGATGAGCCGGTGCGCACGGCGCCCTTTGCCGTCGGGCTGGCCTATCTGGGCCTGTTTACCTGGGACGGCGTAAGCCTCGCCGACAAGCTTGCGGAGGTGCAGATCTTCAAGACAGAGATGCTGCGCGACTTGTCCGACTTGTTTCGCCGGGCTGCGCGGCAGCGTGTTGGCGTGGTAGAACGTGATGGCACTCTGGACGATGTGCTGACATCCTCCCGCGGCGGTGTGATTCGGTGCAAAACGCCACAAGGGGTTTTCCCCATCCAGGAAGCTTCCCTGCCGGCCGGGAGCTTCGATCTGTTGGGCTACATGGACAAGGTGCGCCAAGACAAAGGCGGTGGGGCAATCGACGTTGCACGGCAGGCGCGCGAGGTTGGCGGGGATTCGGCGCACGGAGTCGAGCGCGTCATGTCGGCCGTTGAGCAGATCAACGCCATGGTGGCCCGGACGCTTGCCGAGACGCTGGTAAAGCCGACTTACCGGCTTATGCACGATCTGCTACGCCAACACACTGAGGGCAGCATTCAAGTCCCAAACGCTTCCGGCTGGGAGGCTACCGCGCCTGCCATGTGGCGGGAGCGCGAGGACATGATCATAGCCCTTGGCATGTCTACGGCGGAGCGGCAGCGGCGAGCAGGGGCGCTGGAGAGTGTCATTGCCAAGCAGGTTCAGGCCATGGAAAATGGCCTGGCCGGGCAACTTGTCGGGCTCCAACAAGTGCACCGCGCCTTGGTGGATCAAGGGCGCATGGCCGACCTACCATCGCCGGAGCAATACTGGATCGACCCGCAGTCACCCGACGCGCAGCAGGCGGCGCAGCAGGCCCAGCAGGCCCAAGACGAGTCGGAGCAGCAGCAACAGCAGCTTGCTTTGATGCAATACCAGATTTTGCCGCAAGTGGAGCAGATCAAGGCGCAAAGCCGGGCGCAGATACAGGAGATGCAATCTGCTGTGGAGACGATGAAGATGCTGATGGAACAACAGACCAAGGAGCTGGACGCGAGAATCAAGCTGTTGGACATTGAAACCAGGGTGGCCCCCAGCGACGCGGCGTCTGGTATCGACGCGCTACAGGGCGACGGTTATGTCTGAGGGGCGCAAGGAGGATGCCGGCAAGATCCGTGCTGGGCTGGTATTGGGCGACTTCGCGCTCGCCCTGGAGGCCGTCGCCCGGGTCGGCACCGACGGGGCCGTCAAGTATGCGGATAGCAACTGGCTGGCGGTGCCGGAGGGCAAAGCGCGCTACACGGACGCCATGTTGCGGCACTGGCTGGCGGGGTGCCGCGAAGAGCGGGACCCAGAGTCCAAAAGCTTGCACGCCGCCCACGTTGCATGGAACGCCCTGGCGCGACTGGAATTGCTTCTGCGAGCGGGGGAGTAATGGCCGGCTATTCTGTCTTGAAAGGGCGCACCTTTAGCGGCCTTCGCGATGCGCCCGGCTTCAAAATGCCGGCCCCCAACACGCGGGCACTGACCAAAGCGGAGGGAGCCGCGCTGCAAGATAGCGCCAAAGCGCTTGCTTTAACCTACAGTCAGGTTATCCGCCCTGATAGGGTGGCCCGTCAAGATTACCTGCCACTACCTGCCGTTGAAGAGGCTATCAAAAGCGGCAAACCGCCATGGATGGACACCGGCGAATATCTGCATCGTATCCGGGAGCTGGTACCAAAGCCGGTGGCGGACCTTGCCGCCAAGCAAGCCTGGGTGTCGGCCGTGCGCGAAAGTTCCTCGAAAGAGCCAAAGGATGCTTGGATCGCGGCCGCGCGCCGAGGAGGCGCCCCCAAGACCAAAATAGATGCCGCTGAGGCGCATGAAGCGTGGCTTAAACAGCAGGGGCGCCTTTTGGGTGCCGCCGGCGCCGTCGGGGCGGCCGGGGCCTTGGTTCCCGATACCTCGGACGCCGCGGGCTATGCCGCGCTGGGCACCGCCAAGCGGCGCCAAGACTACCTGCAAGACCCGCAAGCGGCGGTCCAGGCGATCTTGCGGGAGCAGCGTCTCGCGCGGCCTAC